CCACAGTAACTTACTTGTACGTAGTCAACTAACGTTTGATTACCTACCGAACCAAAAGTAATACCATTGATTTCTTTATTTGGTTCAAGTGGAATACCAGCAAACTCAATACGTACAAATCTAATTACACCTGAGTCATCATTATCATTTGTTCCTCCGTGTTGTGTGAAATTTGTTGGTGTAAGTCCTTCAATGTTTGCCACACCACCAGGTTGGTTGTTAATCGCATTACCCAAGATAATAACACCACCCCAATCTCCTTCAACTCTTTCTGCGATTGGTTTGTTAGATGTGAAAACGATTGGATTGAATTGCTCTCCATCTGCAACAAGTTTAGATCCTCTTGTAATGATCAAAGTTCCTTGAGTTGCGAAGTCACCTCTAATAATTGTTCCTGGTAAAATAGTCAAAGTTGCTCCGTTCTTAACGTAAACTTTGTTTTGAAGTTTGATTACTCCTGACCAAGTTGTGTTTGTTGTGATGTCTGAATTTGCGGTTGTCTGTGTTGTTGGGTAAACCGTATTTTGAGGATCCCAATTAGACCAACCATAAGTCCAATCTGTTGATGGTGTGTTGTCCGTTACTGGAAATGATCCTCTATAATCGGTTGGTGTCCAAAATTGGTTTTGAGAGAAAGACATGAATGTCATCAAAACCGAGAAAATTGTTAAGTAAATTTGTTTCATAAATTTTAATTTATTTTTTATTTACCAATAGATAGTTAGTTATCTTGTATGTGTCACCATTTATATTAATGTTTAACGCAACCTTAAGGTTTGTTAATGTTAACATAACATAAAACCCCCACATTTCTGTGAGGGTTTAAGTTCTTAAATCATCTCTTCAGCCAAGTCCCAAAGTTTGGTATTGATTTGGTTTACAGCCATAATGTTTTGTAATCCACGGAGTTTTGTTCTACGTCCGTTCTGAGATGTCATCTCCACTCCACCACGAACAAACTTCTCTTGTACGACGTTAAAGACCTTCCACATATCATCACCTTCATCTTCCATACGATTTGGTGTTAGAAGTCCTACAATCTCCATATCCTTTAGGACTTTATCCTTACCGAATCGAACCTCAGCAGATTTACGAAGAAAGTCAACTTTTTCGTCAGTCGTTAGTTCACGTTCCATCATTCGTTGAACTGAAGTTTCAATCTTTGGTAATCGTCCTGCAAATGACTCTGTCAATTTTTTAACCTCATCCAAATCAAATCGTGAGTGACGAAGGTTAAAAGATTCTGATAGAGCGGTTGGTACTGTTAATCCATTTGAACAAACCAATCGGTGAAGACCTGCACTTACTCGGAATGTTGCCATACCGTTGTGTGAATTTCTGATTACCGCCTCAACCAATGTATCACCAACCTTTGGTAATTGCCCGTTACGTAATCGTAGTTCGTGTACAGAATGTAATCCTCTACCTACTTGTTTTGCTGATGCCATTTGCCAACCCTCTCGTTCAAAGTTTTCCAAGATGTCCAAAGTAGGTACGAATACATACTTGTCTGACATTTTAGGGGATGCTGATGTTGCAAATACAGAAGGAGTTGTGTTTTTTAGGTCGTTTAAATTTATCATATATCTCGGTTTTTATGTTTCTGTTTTCTAGTATACGCCTTTTTACTCTTCTGTACAATAGGACGAGTTGCCTGCCATATTTCCTGAATAGTAATTTCTATTGTTTTCATAGTGGGTATCTTTTAACTTCAACAAAGATATATAATATTTTGAATTAAACAAAACTTTTTATGTTTTTTTTACAAAACTAATGAACTAACAAGTTCTTTGATTCTGTCCTCAGAAACTACACCAACAGATGTCTCTCTTAATTCTGAACCATCAAACGTTTTGATTGCTGGAATACTTCTTACACCGTATTCAATTGCAATTTCTTTGTTATCCCCTTCTTCAATGTTCATTGTATACATTTGAATATCTGTAGTGTTACTACTTGCAACTCTTTCAAATACAGGTTTTAACATACGACATGGTCCACACCAAGGTGCCCAAAACTCAACGATAACTTTTTCACCGTTGTTTAACTTTTCTTTTAATTCACTATTTGTAATTTCCATAATTTATTTTTTTAACATAGTCCTAAATAGACTATTAACTTTATGTGTGTTTTTATAATAATTAGCCATTGGGTTTTTATTACTTTCTCCATCCATATGACCTTTGTGATAAGCTCTGTTTATAATATCGATTTCAACTTTTTCTAACTCGTTGATTTTATTCATGACCTCTTCTAACAAAGATATTTCTTCAGGTGTTCTACCTGATTCTTTTTTTTCTTTGACCCAATTTCTTAATTGCTGACGAAATGTTTTCATGATGAATAAAATATAAAATATCTTTTACTTTATGTCAACTTCAACATCAATTGGTAATCCATATTTTTCAAGTAAAGTATTAAAATAATCGTACGCAACACTTCTAAGATAACCTAGTACATCTCCTGTCTCGTAAAACTCTCTTGCAATGTCTAACGCATCATAAATTGAAACTAATTCCATTCGGTAATATTCTCCGTCTTCATCGTCATTATAATAAATTGTTGTTTCAATTTGGCCATTACCATCCACGTTTAACATTAAAAGAACAACTTCCATTTTGATACTCAGTTCATAACTATCAAACCCAACAACTTTAAAATCAGCGTTTAAATTCTGTGAGTCGTCTTGTAATCTAAATGTTTTATCTTTAAGTTCATTAACTAATTTATCATATAATACTTCTCTACCACCATTATAACGATACCATATCGGTCTAACTTGTTGGTAATCTTCTATACTATTTTTTGTAATACCTAAAACGTGGTATAACATCTCATCCAAAAAAGGTTCTTCGCCATTCTTTTTTTGTCTATTCCAAAATGCATACAAAAACTCACGAAGATTATCTTCAGTGAGTTTACTATATTGTGCTTCCGTGATTACTATTTTCATTTTTCGTATATCCTATTTTTACCAAGTGTAACATATTTCGCACTAACCCAAGCATAATCATCTTCAGCATCAACCGATGGGTCTAATTTAACATAAAACCACTTATCGTTTTGTGTTGGGTACTTAATATCTTTAATTATACCAATTGGGTTAGGATATTTAACTACCCCTATTTTATTATCTATAAATCCGTTATTCACCTCGGGGGTATATCTTAAATTTATATAATCAGTATCTATTGTTTTAGAGGGGTATGCCATTTTATCAATGTGATACAACCTGTCCCATGTTTTATAATCGGCATTTGCAGGTATATCTCCTGAAAATTCTGAGTATGTTTTCTTTTTATCTGACTTTGGTTTGTCTTGTGGTGTTTGTTGTGGTTTTGTTTTAGATTTTAACTCTTGTGCATATTTTTTGAACGCTTCTTGGTTTGTAACCATTCTATCTGCAACACCACCTTTATATTTTGGATTCTTTGCTTGTGAAAAATCTATATCCCAACCTTGTAAGTATTTTGTAGCAGCATCTTCCCAATTACCAGCATTAATCGCTTCAACCCATTTATAACCTTTTTTTGCTTCACCTCTATAAACTGAATTTACAAGAGCTTTTCTAACATATAACGGGTAACTATCATACTTTGGGAAAAGGGCTTTGGTTTTATTCTCTTCATTTTTAATATCGGAGGTTAATAACTGTTCCGCCTTAGATTTTGTAATTACGTTTCCAATTTTAGCTTCAGGACCTGTATGTCCCCAACCAATGGTTAACGTTCCACCTCTTTTCTTACTTGGAGCATTTACAAACGTTTTAGGGTCCTTAGGGTCTTTGTCATCAAAAACATAATGTTTACCTGATGAATTAGTCACCTCATTTTCATAAGATTTAATAGTTTCTCTAAAATCTTCATCATCAGCCAAAGATGCTGCCTCGGTCAATAATCTTAATTGTGATTCTGTAATAATAATTTTCATACTTTATAAATATTTCAAGCACAAAAAAAGTCAGGTTTCCCTGACTTTAATCGATGATACACGATTTTATAATCCGTATAATTGAGCTTTGGCACCAAGTAATTCAACTGCCTTAGTTACCGCCATGTCTTTGGTTTTTAATCCTTTCTCAATTGCTTTCTTTGCGTGAAAAACAATATACTCCGTTGACTTTACCTCACCTTTTAGCCATTTGAACTTTGAGTCTTTGGCAGGTTTCAATGTGTCCTTAGCGTAGATGTCATAGAATCCAACTTTGCAAATGTAACGTCCTTTGTTTCCTGATTTTGTTGCCATAATTTATTGTTTATTTTTTAAGTGGTTAATATTAATACAAATGTATAAAA